GGATCATGCACCGCAACCTTATGGCGCAGATTGCCAAGCTCAAGGACGGCGACGGCCGCTACCTGCTGCAAGACAGCGTGGCCCAGGGCGAGGGCGACCGGCTGCTAGGCATGCCTATCGTGCTTTCCGAGTACGCTCCGAACACGTTCACCGCTTCGCAGTATGTCGCCATGCTCGGCGACTACCAGCAGCTCTACTGGATCGTGGATTCCCAGGACATGGAAATCCAGGTTTTGGAGGAGTATTACGCCCGCCAGAACCAAAACGATTTCATCATCCGCATGGCCACCGACGGCGCGCCGGTCTTGGAAGAGGCTTGCGTTCGCGTCAAGCTCGGCACCTAACCACTAACCACAGAAAGGAGAATCCGAGCAATGGCTAGAAACTTCCTCAAGGAAAATCAGGTCGTGTCTCTGCTGGGCAGCATCAGCACCACGGCCCAAACGCATTATTCCGCACAGGTGGACACCGCGAATTATGAAGGCGTGGCCTTCCTGGCGGCGTATCGCTCGACGGGCGCGTCAACCGGCACGGCGGCGTTGACCATCGTGGGGACCGACACCTCAACGGCGGCCAGCACCAATTACACCGCCTTGAACGGTGCAAGTATCACGGTGCGCAAGAGCACTACGCTGAGTTGCATCCGCACTGGCGCGATCGACTGCTATCGGCCGCAGTACCGATACCTCAAGGCGAAGTCGGTCAACCAGGCGAAGATCACTACGCTAAACATCATCGGCGTGAAGTACGGCCCACGCTACGGACCCGTGACGCAAAGCACGGCCGTCGCTGCGGCATCGCACCTGGCGGCTACCGTGGCTGCCTCGTTTGTAACTTGCATCGAGGCGACCTAGTTTCGCTTCGCTACCGTGTCTTTAGTGACTACCTGGGCCGGGGCGGCTTAGCTCGCCGCTCCGGCCGCAGGGCAACCAACGGAAGGAAACTTCTATGAGCTATCAGCCCGCAATCTATCGGGAGCAGGGCGGCGCATCGCTGGTGGTGTCTACCGGTGGCACCCTGACGCAAGCCGGAGCGATGACCAACTCCGGCACGCTGACGAACAGCGGTACCATCGCCAACACCGGCGCGATTACCAACACCGGCACGATCACCAACTCCTCGGACGGCCAAATCCGCGAGGTCGTCCAAACCCTCGGGCCTGCCGGTGCGATCAATCCCTATGGCGTAACGGTCATCGGCACCACGGCTGGAGCTACCGCTTACACCCTCGTCAAACCACCGGCGGCTGGCGTGCGCAAAACTCTGGTATGCAGGCAGTCTACAGGGGCGTGCATAGTACGGTGCAGCAGCCTATGCACACTGAACTACGGCACGAGCCGCAAGATCACCTTCGGTTCCGCCGCCGATACGTATGTCGTGGAATTGATCGCCACCAGTGCTACGAATTGGTCGGCCATCCGCGGCTCCACGGCCTGGGGCACGACCATTGCCTTTGGAAGCACCTAACCACGAGGAGCAACGCGATGGCGATTTCGTTGCCCTTCGAGGCAGGACGCCGTATCGCCATCGTGGGAAAGGCGCCTAGTTCCTTGGGACTGGCGCCCTACCACGATGCGACTTGGCAAATCTGGACACTCTCGGACCTCGTGCTTTGCAAGCAGGCCCCGAGGTACGACGTGCAATTCGAGTTGCATGACTGGGAACTGGTCAAGCAGCGTGGGCCATACTATGAGTGGCTTTGCAACGCACAGCACAAGCCGTTGTGCGTACAGAAGCCGCAGCCGGAACTTACAGGCCCAGGTGTGTTTACCTATCCGCTGGCGGAGATCGTAGAACAGTACGGCGGCTACTTTACCAACACTGTGAGCTACCTGATCGCCCTGGCGATTGCCACCGGCCCCGACGAGATCGGCGTATGGGGCGTGGATATGGCCCAAAGCGACGAGTACCGTGCCCAGCGGCCAAGCTGTGAGTATTTCCTTGGCATGGCCGTAGGCCGCGGAATCAAGATCACCGTGCCCGCGCAGTGCGACCTTCTGAAGACGGCCGGGCTGTACGGCTTTGATCCGAAGGTGTCAGACTTGTGCGCCAAGCTAAAGGCACGGTCGCAAGAGTTAGCTCACCGGATTGCCGAATGCAATCAGCTTGCCGAGGCCAAGGCCCACGAGGCGGCGTTCCTTGCGGGTGCTAAAGATAACAACGATCTTTATATGAGCCAGTGGGGCTACGGCACGGGGATGGACTAATGGAACTCAAAACCATTACCGCTGCAACAACCACGCCTATCAGCTTGGAAGAGGCGAAGGATCACCTCTATCTGACCGCCACCGACCGGGATGCAGACGTGGTGCGGAAGATTCGCGAGGCCACTGACTATTGTGAGCGGCGCGTACCTGGCGGCCGGCAGTTTATGACAGCGGTATACGAAGCGGTCCTGCCTGACTTCCCAGACGACAGCTACGATGCCGAGATGCGGATCACGCTGCCATGTCCGCCGCTGCAAAAGGTAAACTTTATCAAGTACCGCGCGGCCAGCGATGGCACGCTTACCACCTACGGCACGACGGGCGGCAGCACGGGCAGCACGGGCTACTATAACACCGTAAAGCCGACCCACGATCCTGGCTTTGTGGTGCCTGCCTACTCGAAGACGTGGCCTTCAGTTCGTTCGCAACCGGACGCAGTAACCGTGCGATTTACAGCCGGCTACACGTCTGGGAGTTGCGTGCCTGGAACGATCAAGAGTGCCGTCAAGCTCAAGCTCGAACAGCTCTTCGATCCCGACCGCGTGGACGAGCAGAAGATGGACCGCGCCATAGACGCCTTACTGAGGAGCAATGGCTATGGTGCGTACTAAGACCGGCGGCCGGATTCGCAATTTCAGCACACGTCTCCAGGTGCAAGCCCTGGCAGGCAGCACCGCGGCCGATTCACGGGGTAACACCGCCAAGGCGTTTGCCACGATAGACGAGGTGTATGCTTCCGTTTCCCCGCTGTCTGGCCGAGAGTTGAACAACGCTCGCCATATTTCGGCAACGGTAACGCATAGCGTAGAGATGCACCGCAACAGCAACGTGACGCCGCGAGTCAAGCTATACGACGGCAACGCCCTTGCTTACTACAACGTGGAACGTGTGCTTGACGACGGACGCTATATGAGCCTTCTGGTTCAGGAGGTGGTGTAGTGGGTTACACAAACCAGGGATTCGAGATCAAAATCCAAGGGCTCGAACAGCTTCGCAAAAAGCTGGACGTGCTCGGCAAAACCGGCGTGAAGCGGGCCATGCGGCCGGCGCTGCGAGCAGGTCAAAAGGTCATAACGAAAGCCGCACAGGCTGCCGCGCCCGTTCGAACAGGGCTCGTCCAGCGGAACATCAAGACCCGTGCCATACGGCGATCCCGGAAACACTTTGGTATGCGTACCGTACTAGGGGAAGGGTTCTATAAGGGAAAGACGTTCTACGGCGCATTCCAGGAATTTGGATGGAAGACCGGATCTCGCAACGTCCGAACATTGCCGCGACGCCAGATTCCCGGAAAACATTTTATGGAAAAGGCCGCAAAAGCGAACGCGCGCGCGGTCGGCGACCTGATCGTCAATCTGGCGGCACCGGCCATCGAAGCGGAGGCGGCAAAACGTGGCTGACCTGGCCGAAAACCTGCGCACAGTGATTATTGACTCGACGGCCATCGCAGCTGAGTTCACCGGCATTACCGCGCCTTATGCCGTGATTCAGGGATGGGAGGCGCAAGAAGATACGCTTCCTCGCATGCACTTCGCCCGCAGTTCCTTTAGCGAGGAAGTGGACCTGAACGCGGAAGGCGGTCTGACTGAACAGCAGTTCGACCTGGAAGTGATTTCAGACGACCTGGACGAGGCCCAGGACATAGCCCACGTTACGCGCAAGTTTCTCAACGGCAAGCGCGGCACGTTCGGCACGCAGACCGTGCAAGGCGTGTTTGTCGAGGACCACAATGACGACTACATCCCGAAGGGTGTGGCAAGCGAGGAAGCATATCACGTCGCGGCGTTGGCCGTGACCATTTGGCACGCAAGTACATAGGAGGATTGAATTATGGCGGCACCCCGCAAAATGATCGGACTCGGTTGCACGCTGGGTATGGCGGCGACAAGCACCACGCCAGCGAGCTATGACACATTGGCCGGGCTGATTTCGTTTTCCGGCCCGGCGGCCACGGCGGATGACGTGGATACAAGCACGTTGGATAACAGCACCAGCATCACCAGCGGCGCATGGAAGACGTTCCAGCGAGGGCAGGTGGACCCCGGTGAAGTTTCGGCAACACTCAGCTATTCGTCCACGGAATCCGTAAACAAGAAACTTGGTACGGCGTTCAAGGCCGGAACGGTACGCAAATGGAAGGTTGCCTTTCCAACAACTTCCGTATCTGCGGAAACATTCAACGGCTATATCAAGAGCATGGGACGCGAGATCGGTGGGGCTGGCTCGATGATTCAACGTAGCATTACGATCAAGGTCACCGACAACCCCGGCTTCCCTTCAACCTAACAGCGGAGCGTGATGGCGATGCGTGTATTAGACGTTGACGAGTTCCTGGATACAGCGGACCTGGATATTGTGCCTGTGCCGCTTCCCGGCAAGTACGGAAAAGATGCCGGGTTTTGTGTGAGAAGCCTGGATGGTGATGCGCGGAGTGCGATTGAAAAACAGTTCGCCAAGAGTGACCCGGCTGGCGACCCGCGCAATTTCCGGGCAAGCATCCTGATTCGTTGCGTATGCCAGGAGGATGGTTCGCCGGTGTTCACTGAGGAGCACCGCGACCGCTTGATGAAGAAGGCGGCCGGCACGCTGGAAACCCTGTTTAGTGCGGCCTGTCGCGTGAACGGGTTTACCAAGAGCGATGTAGAGGAACTTGAAAAAAACTGAGGGGCAGGCCGGAGCAATGCCTCCTGTTTCGGCTATGCGTGGCAGGTGTGGGAGGCGCGGCGCACCCCGACGAACTACGGAAGCGACTCAACAGCCGGCAGATTGCGGAGTGGATCGCGTATGCGAGCATCGAGCCATTTGGCGCGCAGCATGACGAGGTGTTGCACGGCATCCGCTGCTTGCTGTTTGCGTCCGCGAATCGTGCGGAGAATAGTTCCGAGCCGAGCCTATACGACTTCTGCCCCAGCATCGACGAGCCTGAAATGACGCCTGAGGAAATCCTGCGAAACGTGCGAGCCTGGAAGGAGTGGGTGAACTAATGGCCGTAGTCGCAACGCTGAACATTCTGACGAAGGTGAGCACGGATGGTTTAACGGCCGGGTTTAGTAAGGCGTCCTCCAGCGTGCAGCAGTTCGGAGATAAGGTCTTGGGGCTGGGTGGCGTGCTGAAGGGTATGGCGGCTTACTTCTCCGCGCGTGCGCTGACAAATTGGATCGGCGGCAGCATGAAGGCTATTGACGAAGCCGCCCGGATGGCAAACGTGCTCGGCATGAGCACAGAGGCGTTCACTGGCCTGCAAGACGGCATGGAGGATGCGGGCGTCGGTATAGAGG